GCGCGTCCCACGCCCATACGCAGATATGGGCCGGGTCCACCATCCGCCCGCCATAGACGGGCGACACCGGGTTGGCGGCGGGGTCGAAATGCGGGCTTTGCGGGTCCCAATGGTCGAAATGCGCTTCCAGGAAACGCGCCTGCATCGCATCCGACCGGCCGCCGGACGAAAAATACGGCGTCGCGTTCTCCGACGATTTGGCGTCGGGAAACACGTTGGGCTGGTTCGCGCCCTTGTCCACGGCCGGACAGCCCAGCTCGGTGAAGCGGATCGACTTGGAGCGCGGCTGCCATGGCGTCGGCTGCGGCTTTTCCACCCCGCCGATGCGGTCGAAATGCCGGTTTTCCCACCAGCCGCGCAGGTCCTTATAGCGGAACACCCATGGCTTGGCGTAACCGCCATCGGTGATCGGCGTGCGCAGACGCGATGACCGCGCGGCGGCGTCGGCATAGTACCAGTCGAAGCCCTCGCCGGCGACGATCTGGCCGCGCAAGGCGTCGCGGTCGCACGGGCCGCGAAACCCGTCCGGATTGCCGCCGCCATAGTCGCCGTCGCGCCAGTCGCAGAGCGGCATGTAATTGTCGATGCCGACCGAGCTGATCGCCGGATGCGCCCAGAGCGGATCGAGATGGAACAGCACGTCGCCGGAGCCGTCGCCGGGCTGATAGCCGAAATATTCGCTCCAGTCCGCGCCATAGGTGATGTCGGTTCCCGCCCCGAGAATCGCCCTCACCTCGCCGCCCAGCGCTTCAACGAAGGGGAACGCGCCCGCCCCGTCGCGCAGCGTCGTCAGCCCGCGCAGTTCCGAGCCGATCAGGAAGGCGTCGACTCCGCCGGCCAACGCCGCCAGATGCGCATAATGAAGGATGAAGCGGCGATAGCCCCAGTCGGTCGGAGAGCCGGAGAACCCGACCTGCCCGCCCGCGACCGGAAATTGCCCCGGCAAAGCCGCGCCGCAAAAGGCGGCGATTTGTACGCGCGCAGCCTGCGTCTTGTCGGCGCTGCCCGGCCGCCCCGGCGCGGGCGTCGAGGTGATGCGCCCGCGCCAGGGGAATGCCGGCTGGCCGTCGCCGCCATAAGGATCGGGCAGGCCGTTGCCGGGCACGATGTCCATCATGATGAAGGGATAGAGCGCAACCTTCAGGCCCCTTGCCCTGATCTCGGCGATGCACTCCACCACCGAGCGGTCGGTCGGCGTGCCGCCGCTGGTGGAGGCTCCCCCGATCTTCGACGCCACCGGAGCCGACTGGCGCGTCAGGCCCGAAACCTGCCAGGGCTCCGACAGGCCGGAGGGGTTCGCGTCGACGACCGCGGGCCGCAGCCGGCACTGGCCGGCGCGCAGATCGTCGCCGAACCAGGAGACGATCACCGCCACCTCCTCCAGATTCGGGCACAGCGCCTGCAATTCGTCGAGCGAGGCGACGAGGTCGGAGCGCCCGTGCAGCACGTTGCGGTTCAGCGTCTCGGTGACGCCGGGGCGCATCTGCCGCGTCACCGCACGCGGCGACAGCCCGTATTCGGTCGAACCCGGCAGCAGCGCGACCGAGCGGATCTGCCGGTTCAGCCGGCCGACCGGCCGCACCACCTCGAACTGGAATTGCGGGATGCGATTGCCGTAATCCCCGAGCGGGAAGCGCTCGAACACCACATAGGCGGTGCCGCGATAGGCAGGCGCGTTGCCCGCCCCCTGCCGCGCCTCGATCAGCGGGTCGGCCGGCTGGTCCTCGGTGCCGCGATGGACGCGCAGGGTCACGTCGTCGAGATCGAGCTCGCGCCCGTCGGCCCAGATGCGCCTGACGCAGCCGATCTCGCCTTCGCACAGGGCCAGCGCCACATTGGCGAAATAGGAATAGGTCGTAACCTTCGGGCCGCCGCCCTTGCCGCCCTGGCGCTCGCTCCTGCGCGCCTCCTCGAAACGCGTCGCCCAGATGATGTCGCCGCTGATGCGCACCGTGCCGTAGACGCGGGCGAGCGGCGTTCCCTCCTCGGCCGAGAACGGCCGCATGCCGGCGAGCCGCGGCCCCTCGATGCGCTGGGTGCTGGCCAGCAGGCGGCTGTCGATCGCGTAGCCGGCCATCGCCCCCAGCGCCGAGCCGATGGCGCTGCCCACCGGGCCGAACAGGCTGCCGATGAACGCGCCGGCCGATTGCAGGACCACTGTCGACATTCATTCCACTCCCGGAAAGGCGAAGACGCCGGCGATCTTGCGCCGCCATTGGGCGATCAGCGGCGACACCGTCACCGCGTGGCCCTCATAGGCATGGATGAACCTGTCGCCGCCGAGCAGGATGCCGAGATGCTTGGCCGCATGAAGCGGCCGCCAGCGAAAGACGAGGAGATCGCCCGGCAGCGCGTGGCCCGGCAGCTTTTCCGTGCAATGGCGGTGCGCCGCGTCGAGAAGCACATCGCCCGCGCCTGCTTCGGCCCAGTCCGGCGAATAGGGGCCCGGACGTTCCGGCTCGACCCCATAGACGGCGCGCCACACGCCGCGCACCAGGCCGAGGCAGTCGCAGCCCACTCCTTTTCGCGAGCCCTGATGGCGATAGGGCGTGCCGAGCCATGTCATCGCCTCGGCGATCACCGCTTTCCCCGCCGGCGTCGGTTCCGCCCCGACGCTCATTCGACCAGCACCCCGCCGTCGAACTCCATGCCCACGGTGACATAGGCATAGGCCGCGTCATTGCCCGGCAGGTGCGGAAAGCCCCTGAAATTCTCCGGGTTGGAAAATTTCGCCCTGCAAGTGGCGAAGTGCTTGTCGCATCCGGCGCGAACCGTGAAACGGTCGCCCGGCGCAGGCGAATTCTCGTCCGCCGGCAGGGTCAGGAAGACGTCGCCCTCGGCCACCCCATGCTCGATCACCGCCATCACCCGCCCGCCGAGCGCGCCGGTTTCGAAGGTGATCTCGCCGAAGGCGAACCAGCCCGGCTCGAAGGCCGAAAGCCCGTCGGCCAGCAGCGTCGCCGGCGCGGTCAGCGCCACCACCTCGCCAGCGCCGGTGAAGACGTTGCCGGAAAGGTCGACGCCGCAGCGCGCATCGCCGAGCCGGGCATCGCAATTGCGTCGCAGATAGCGCCCGTTCGGCCGGTCGAGGCTCGCCGCCACGCTTTCGAGCTCGGCGACGAAACGGCCGTCGGCGCGCGAGATGCGGCCGATCACCGCCTTGCGGATCGGCACGGCGCGCGCCGGATCGCTCCAGTCGACCAGCAGCGTCTCGACGCTCGCCCCGTCGAACAGGCCGGCATCGATGTCCTCGCCGCTCAGCACGTCGGAGGTGAGCGCGCCCTCGATGTCGACGGCGTCGACCGCCATGCCGAGCGAGGCGCGCGCCTCGGCCTGCGTGAAGCCGCTTTGCGGCTCGCATTTCAGCCCGCCAACCGTCAGCGCCCGGTCATGGTCGGTGAAGCCGAACACCTTGCCGTCGCGGCGCTCCAGCCGCCAGCAATGGCACAGCGTTGTGCAGTCGCGCTCCAGCTGCGCCTGCATCTCTGGCGGGATTGCGCTCATGGCTCGATCTCGATGATGGGGATGGAAGGGATCTGCCCGGCCCTGAAGGCCGACAGGCTGATGGCGATGCGCTCGGCATCGAAGCGCGCGGCGATGTCGAACTCGAAACCGGCGGTCACGGCCGCGCCCGGCGGCGGGACCGCCCCCGGCACGAAGGTCACGGTTCCGGTCGCGTGATCGACCGAAAACTGCGCCGGCGACGTCCGCTCGGCCCCGCCCACCGCAACGCGCACGCTTCCCGCCACCGGCTTGGCGACCGGCCGCAGATAGGCATCCGCGCCCTCGCCATAGCGCTTGACGAGCGGGAAGGCGGCGCGCATCCCGTCGCCCTGCCCCAGCGGCTGGTCGAGCGGGCCGGCCGTGGCGTCGGGCGCGCACGACTTCATGTCGAACGGATCGCGAAAGCGGAACCCGTGATAGGAGCCACGCCGCGCTTCGAAGAAAGCGACGATCTCGTAGAGGTCGGCAAGCGAGCGCACGCCGGTGCCGGCGTCGAAATGACGGCGCGAATGCGCCAGCCGCAGGTTGCGTTTCTCGCGGCCCGAGGTCAGCGCCACGATCTCGACGCGCCGTTCCGGCCCGCCTGTCGCGCCGAAGGAGACCGCGACGGGAAAGCGCACATCGTGAAAAGCATCCATTCACCCGCCTCCGTTCACAGCGAGCGCGCGCCGCGCGCCACAGCCCGCGCCAGCATGCCCGTCACCTGCGCCTCCGACTTGCGGAACGAGGCGGCATCGGTCGCGGTGACGTTGAAGACGACATTGACCGCCGTTCCGCCGCCTTCGCCAGCGGCGACGCCGAGCCGTCCGTCCGCCCCGCGCTTCAGCGGCAGGATCGCCTCCGCGCCCGCCTCGCCCATCAGGCCGAGCGAGCGCCCGAGCGGAAAATAGGTCGGCGCGGCGACGACGCCGCCGGAGGCGAACGGCGTCGCGCCCGGCACTACGCCGCCCCTGGCGAAGGGCCTGATCGCCGCGAACAGGCCGGAGAACAGCCCCGCCGTCAGGTCGCCCAGCGGCTTCAGCCCCTGC